CTGAGCTGTTTGCCCTGCGATTTGTGATAGGCCAGCCTCGTCACCGTGCATTGCCACCCAACCTGGGGCCACATGGAACGCTTCCCTGTGGAAGGTGATGCCCAGTTCGGGGAGACGTAGGAAGTTTTCTAACTCAAGTTCGGGTAGGCCGAGCATCCCTGGCAGACGTTTCATTAGGGAGTTGAACAACCTGTCCGTGTGGTTAGAGCGAATCACATGTTGCACTTGGAGATCACGTAGCACCTGGACAGTAGCGTCACGGTCTTTCCCGATGGATCGTTCCCATTCCAACGCTGTGCCTTGTGACCATCGGGAGATGGTTTGCATGTCCATTTCGTCACCGATGGTGAGAACAATGTCGTCTGGTTCTTTCATGTCGCTGATGCACTGGGCGACAACTTCCACCCCGGCACGGTCATGGAACGGGACTTGCAGATCGGATATAACCCAAATGCGACGCATAGTTTCGTGTCTCCTTATGTTTCGTGCACGTCTTACTGGTTCTCCGTTGTCAAAGCTGCAACGCCGTGATTGAAGAAGATCGCGTAACTCCCTTCACCATCCGACAGGAAAGCAAAGCCGTTGTTCATCAGAGCTTTACCTAATGTGGTGATGGACACGTTCTCCAAACCGATGATCTTTCCCGTCATCAAATGCACATGCACCACTGGGTCTGTCAGTTCAGTGAAATCATCGAAGTCAAAGATCTCAGTCATACTTCACCCCAGGCCATTCCTTATTCAGGTACAGGACTGCTGCCACGGAGTACCCGATCAGGTCACGGAAACAATCCTCAAGGGGTTCGTAGTTAGTGTTGTGTCCGTTCCGCACGAGGTTCACGGCACGTGAATACTTGTCGTGCATTCGAGTGAGTAGCCCTTCCAGAACACCGAACGGGGCACCACTGATCGCATCAGGCCCGTAATCTTGATTTTTCCGCAGGAACATGGTTTCCACCTGATCCATGACCCGACTCACAGGGATCGCTAGGGGTGACGCAGATGGGATCACTGCCTTGTTGGGGGTATACGACACGTAATAGTTCCGGTCTCTCTGTCGGTTTTGGAGGGCAAAATCACTAACCCCAAGCTCTGCACCGCTGCCAGCACTTCCTGCCAATCGCGTTCCGTAATCACTCACAACTCCACCTGCTTCAACACGGCCTCGCGGCCTCCTTGAATGAACAAATCGTTCACATCCATACCCGCTGGCATCGACACAGCCACAGCGGAATCCACCTCTTTACACACGGTCTTCCCAAACTGTTTTCCTGCCTCATCCCCATCACACAACACGACCACCTTCTGGTAGTCAGCCATGAGCAACTTGAAGTGCGGCATAAAGTTGTTCGCCCCAGGGACGGCGACACTGGGCAGGGCACACATGGAGGCGGTGATGCAGTCGATCTCCCCTTCGCACACGTACAGAATGGGGGAGTCCACGTGTAGGTCTTTCACATTGAACAGGTGTGTTTTCGCCCCTGGGCGAGACAAATACTTTGGGCCTTCCCCGTTAATGATTCGATACCGAATGTCGATGGGGCCAGCGGGAGTGAGGTAGGGGATAGCGAGGCGACCGATGTAGTCGTTGTCGCCAGGGTTGTCACCTGTCACGTAACCGAGCAGGAACGTATCTGCTACTTCCTTTGTTATTCCTCGTGCCGAAAGATACGGTGCCACCTTTTCCACGTCCTCGTGATACCTCAGTGTGGTTTCCTGAAGTAATCTCCTCGCAGATTCGGTAAGCCTCACGCCACGAGCACCCTTCTAGCTCCTTGATAAGACCAACCACGTCCCCCTTCCACCCGCAACTGAAACACCTGATCCCCCCAGATTCGTTGTTCACTCGACACGATGGCGTTCGATCCGCGTGTAACCCACATGAGATTGTTTGCCAACCTGAGCGGGGGTTCGGGACGCTCCATCCGTAATGTTTCAACACTAACCACAGGTCACCGTCCCTGTAGGTGTAGGAGGAGAGCGGCATAATCATCAGCCTCCATGACGATATATGTTTTGTGGATTCCTTTGTTGCGTCGCTTCACCGCAGCGACACCGATCACATGTCCTGGTGCATCCGGGTCATGCACATGGCGTGCCGCCCACCGCAACGCTTCCTGTGTGGCTTCATCCATGTACCCGGACAGGTTTATGGACTTCTCATTCTTTGCTTCTACGATGAACACGATGGGTCCGACCCGAATCATCAGGTCTCCCTCGTCATCTTTGCCACGCTTCACTAGGCGTACAGCCTTGATGAGGAGGCGGGTGAAGAAGTTCTCTAGGTCTACTTCGAACTGGGCACCTTTGCGTTTGTTCGCCCGTGACCGAACCGTCAATTCGCTCATCGTGCCTCCATGTCAGCGATGTACATGCGGGACGGGTCATACGACAACCAGACCGGTGTGCCACCGGACGGGTCAGCAGGCCCATACCTGTTCTTCACCGAACACACCCCAAGAAACCCAGGCTGTGAGTTCGTGACCGTCAGAATCAAAGCTGGGGTCTGTGCCACTTTCCCTTGGATCGCTGACCGTGGTGGGCACGGGTTACCGGGCACGCCCTCAGACGTGTGATGTAGGACAAGGAACGCTGAACCTGTTTCCCTGGCCCACCATTTGAACTCCCTCAGCAGGGAACGCATGGAGTTCCACTCATCCCCATCCGAATGCGTACAGTCGAGGAGGTTGTCCACGACCACCAGTTCGGGAAACTCCCCATACATTTCGTGGAAACTTTCCAGTTCTAGTTCTAGATCAGCGAGTGATGGTGCTGATTCGAATGACCACCGGATGTGTCCCGCTTGGGACAGCACACCGGACGCCCATTCCGGGTCCGTGATCCACCCCTCGACGAGGGTTTGTGGTGTGTCGGTGATCATGGACGCCAGCCGCAAAGCCATTGTGTGTTCGTGTGTGTCTGCCGACAGGTACAAACAGGGTCGTTCTGCTTTCAGAGCCCAATGCAAAGCCAGCGTGGATTTCCCGGCCCCTGGGGGTCCAGCAACCATCGTGACTTCCCCCCTACGGAGGGTGATTTGTTGTCCGGTCAGGGACGAATACACGGTGGGGAGGCTCGCGGCGATCTTCGCCCCTGACCGGACGGCTCTGTGCAGTGAGCGCATCAGTTCAGGCGGTGCGGCTCTGCAAGTATCGAACGATCAACTCCGGTGCAAGCGGTCCACGCTTACCCACCGGAATGTTATTCATCCGTGCCCACGCACGAATCGTCTGACTCGACGGAACATCAGACTCCACCGTGTCAGGGGTGGTCACCGGCTGCGCCGGGGTCGTCTCAATCTCGGTATACACAGACATGTTTCCTCCTTAAGCGACACGAACGGTTTTGCACTGCTGGTTACGGTCGGGGTGCTGGCACGCCCAAAACGCCTGATACGGCTGACCTGTCTTCTTCGATGTTCCTGCGGGAACGAACTTCCGTGGCTGTCCGTGGTCGCACATGGGTGCGTCCTGTGGTGCAGGTGTCGGGGCGACAGGGGTTGATGCCCACGGGTCAGCAGCGGGAGCTGCCGGTGCGGGCGGTGTGGGAGTCACCCACGGGTTAGGTGGGGCTGAGTTCGCCACCAAGGGGGCAGCGTTCCCGGCACCAGCCACAAGGTTCACAGACTCAACAAACGTCTGCATGTTGTCGGCAAGTTCTGCCCAATGCAGGTTGAACTCGCTCTGCGAATCACCACGGACAGTGACCTGAACGTCATGCTCCGCTACACGGATTCGCATGTTCGCGCTGAACGCGGACTCAGTTGACATTACTTCTCCTCATCACATGTTACTTATTGAACAAAAGGAAGGTTATAGGGGGGCTTACCGCCCACTGCGTAGCAGGAAGGTGCCACGGTGCATGTCTGGCACATGCTCGTGACGTGTGGCATGAACCGTTCGGAACGCACAGAGTCTTCAAACATGGACAGCCAGTAGGCGAGCATGTCGTCGGTGTAATGCAGCAGCGACCGCATCTGCCCCACGTCCCCTTTGCGGCCCATGAAGTAAGTGCCTACGGCAGGGTTGATGTTTCCTTGTTGACGTAACCCGGCAGCATAGATACCTAGTTGCGTTGATGAGGCTGGTTCACGTGACCCTGTTTTAATATCACAGACCACTACTTCCCCATCAGGGGTAACGAATACTCGATCCACGTACCCCTGCACTACAAGCTCGGGGCTGGCATCTTCGGCAGTGGAGGGGTTGGGAAGAGTCAGTGTGAACTCCCATTCAATGAACTTGTTTTCTCCGTCAGTAAGCAGTTCCCACCGTGATTCTTTTCTCCACCTGGCGTAATCAACGAGCATTTCTAGCCCGTGTGCGTCCCACCATTGAGCGTCTTCCTTGTTGGGCCAATACTTTGTGGCACGCCCAGCAACCCTGACGGGCTTACTCATATCTAACTTTTCGGTTTCTTCTACCCAAGCGTCAGCCCAAATCTTTGCGTATGGGCGGTCGTCCCCCAGGGCGTACAGTTCGGTGGCCTTGTGCACCGCTGAGCCACCCACGCACCACCATGCCTGCTCCTGGGGTACTTGGTACACCTTGGACAGCCGGTACTTTTCTCCGCACTGTTGGAACGTGTCGAGGCTCGAATAGCTCAGGTGCGGTTTGCCCGTCAGGTCTTTCACCGTAGGGCGGGTCACTGTTCCACCACCCACACCATGTGTCCGGTTCCAGTGATGTTGATGTCCTCGTGGTTCACGTCCCGGTCGTACAAGTCAGCGAGCTTGATCACGCATTCCCAGTCGTGGTCTGCATGGTCTGGTTCAGCAACGATGATGTAGAACCCTGGGATTGTTCTCAGACATACGGTGTCTGTCGTAATGTTCAAACTTTGATCGGTCATTGCCATAATCATCAGTGTGTCCCCTGTCACTGTCTGCTGCAAGTGCCTGATACGGCGTGTCGTCACATGTTCCAAACCGACACGCCGAGGTTTGCTCGAAAGTTGCGAAGCGGCTGAAAACAAATACAATTACGAGGGCGGGAGCCCGAGTATATAGA